GTAATTTAGGGGTGAAGGCGATTGATATTGTATTACAATAACAATCAGGATTATTAACGGTCCTACCCGTGACAGTAATGTTACGGTCAAAGGTAGGGTATCTACTCGCTTCGTTCTACGAAGCCGGTATACACCTGATGGAAGTGTTACTCAGCCTCTTCAAAAGAAGGTAGGGTAACGCCCCACTCTGTGCCTAGGTCATCATATCCTATTATACCTTGTATATAGTATATAAGATCTATATCGTAAGACTCGTCCAGGATGAATTCCGTAAGGTCTTCGTTCCCGGATTGAAGAGTTTTAACTATCTCAAACTGGGTATTAAATACTCTCTTTGAATCATAGTTTATATTGCCGTTGTCGTAACACGACTTAGTGGCAATCTCTTCAAGCTCCCTAGCCAGTTTCAACAAACGTTGTTCTGTGTCTAAAGAGCTAGCATCACTGAAGAGCTTCATAGCACCTTCGGTGATCAAACGGCGCTGGTCCACATATCTACCTAAGACAATTATTTGTTTTGGTAGTAGTGCACCTTGCTGACTACTAACAGCGTTATACGCAGTTTGGTAGCCAATGTTGGAAGGATCGAACAAGTTGCTTGAATCGTTATTAGCGATCAAGTTAATCTCGTCTCCCCATTCCTTCATACCGCCTTGAGTCTCACTTACCTTAGTCTGGATAGACTGCTGCGATTTTGCAATCTTCATTATAGAATGAGCGATTGTTAACCGTAAACAGTACTCCTGGTCAACCATAAAACGGCTTAATAAGTCGTTTCCGGACAACCAGTTACCCTTTTGTAGGTAATCGAGTGTTAACGATTGGAAGTAAGAGCTTCGCTCAAACTTACTGATTGTTATCAACCCAATTATCCACTCTTGGAGCTTATCTAGATACGTTATATCACTATCAACCAAATTATTTTGGAGATAAGTGAACGACGAACTGTCGAGCTGGATGCCTCTTTGTGCGCATAACGCTAATAAGGCCGGCAAGTGTCTGAAATCTTTAGAACGGTTAATGATAACAGGAGAAATTCTGCTAACATCAACAGTGTTCATAAAAGTTCGGGCACAAAACTCAGCTATGCTGTGTTTGCCGTTGAAAGTTTTTGATTTACTCAAGTTTATTGGTAGATTAATCTTACCATAATACTCAAGTATATAATCTTTAGGATCATAGATCCAGAGATCGTCTCCGACCTTGCCGTAACAATGATTAATGCTGTATATACAGTCATTATCATACACTCTATCGTAAATAAAATTTATGAATAGGTGATCGGTCAAAGTTGCGACGTCAAAACTTCCATTAGTACCCATACCTTGTCCTTGTCCGTACTTAATTGTACGTTTCAAGTCAGGTGAGTACCATTCGCATGTAACAACTAATTGTTTCCATGCCTCAGCTAGACGTGGGCTAAATAAGTTTCTCATGACTACAACTTGTAGATCACGGTGGAACCTATCAGTCCAAGACGAGATATCGTAGAACTTGAGATGTTTAACATCCAAGATTTCTTGCGATACAAAGTCACTCTTAAGGCAACGACTCTGAAACTCAACCATGGCGTTAACGCCGCGGTCTTGGTCCAGACGGAAGTCCGTTTTATCGAACAGCCGTTTTGTCACTTCTTGAACATGACCTCTAAGAGGTTCAAGTACGAGTTGTGTCCAAAAGTCGACTATAGCCACAATCCGGGTTTTAAAACCTGAATCAGGCACCTTAACTAGCTTTCTTAGAAGCGTAGATTGCACGAATGCATCCTTGCAGCTCTCGAGCACCTCAGGTGAAGTCACCAAGGTGTCTAAATAATCGTAAAGGTATTTGCAACCGAGTTCTTCGCATACGCGTTTGAACGGGTTGTATAGCTTACTTTTATGTAAGTACAATGCCTCCCTTAAAGCACTTTCTGCTTTTGGTTCGCCATTGGGACCATTTTTACTTAAGTGAAAACGGTACTTCCAAAGGTTAACTTCTTTCTGTTGGTACTTATAAGGTCTTAACTTCTCTTCCACATATGTGTTAAAGTCGTTAAGAAGCTTATCATCGATTGGTTGTGCCCGGCTAATGACTGATTCAAAATCAGCATCAGCTAAGCCTTTCACCGCACGAACAATGTTCAAAGTGGTGATGATAACTCGATAATACTTAGGTTGCAAAGCAACCTCGGTACATGTCAAGTAATCAACAATCAAACGGACAAAATTTTGCCCGAGTGAGGACGGAACTCTGTAAGTCCTTGAGGTGGCTAGCCACCCAGGGTTACTGGGATTCTTACCCTCTATTAGATCGACAGTATAATTCTGTATAGTCTTATACCGTTTTGAACCATCGGTAAAACCGTGGTTTCGAACTAATGAAGTGATAAGCGATTTCATATCCGAGACAATTTCATCGTAGAATTCTACGCTGTATTGATCAAGGACCGAATGTAAAATTACTTTCTCATTCGTCAACTTTGAAGGAAACTTCCAAGTTGTATGATCTCTGGCTTTGCCTAAACGTTTATAACCCTTTCCTCGCGACTTCTTAGAAGCGCGACCATTGTTAGCGGAAAATTTGACTTTTGTCATAATTCTTCTCCTAATTTTGGATTTAGGGTTGTCAGCCCTTTTGCAACCGTATAACGG